TGAAAACATCGCCCTCGGTGTCTGGTAGAAGAAGTTCAACCTTTAGATCAGTGGGAATGTCAAAGTCTTCAATGAGTGCCATTAGCGACCGCCACGGATGATTGTGCTGGAACCTGAAGCCTTTAGTTGCTTGTTCAATGTTGCAGAGATTTGTGCAGCGGACTGGGTTGCTTTGATGTTGTTGACAATAGTCACCGGTGCTTTAGCAGCAGTTTTGGCAGGGGTTTTGAAAGTCATGTTGCTACCACCGGCAGATGGTGAAGCAGTTGATTCCAAGAATGTGTTTCCGGCTGAACCGCTAGGCACTGATGTCAAGACACCGCCACCAGCCTGAATGTTTTGGTAAGCAGTCCAAAGTGTTAGGACGGTTCCAAGTGCAGCTGCCAAAGGTCCAAGTGAAGCAGTTAGCGCCCCAGTAGCGATTGCCGATGCTGCCATGACAGTGTTGTAAACGGTTATGGCTGTTGTGATCAGTTTGAAAGTGACCACGGCACCTGCAAGAACACCAGAGAAAGCAATGATTGCATCTTTGTTTTTTAGCACCCAGTCAGTCAAGATTTGGAATTTGTCAATCATGCCAATTGCTAAGTCGATGATTGCTTGCATTTTGGCTGTACCCTCTGGGGTTGATAGCCATGCAGAAAACTTGTTTAGGGTAGGCAACAAAGCCATACCGATTTGTTCTTGTAGTTCACCAAAGATAACTTGCATCTTCTGATATGGGTCAATGTTTGCCGCTTCGGTAGCTGCGCCCTTGAAAGTCTTTTCCAATTCAGCCATCGGGTCCTTAGCACCCTTTAGTGATGGAATAAGTTTTACAAGTGCAGTATCAGAACCAGCCAAAGACTTAGCCATAGCCTGCGACACCGCGTCAAGGCTTTTACCTGTAGCCGCCGAAGCATCTAGAGCAATTTGTAGCAAACGGTTTGACTGGGTGACATCCTTAGTCGCAATAAACAACTTCTGGAACGCTGGGCGCAACTGATCGTCAGCCACACCGGCTTGGAACTGCATACGGTTGATTGACTTTTCAGCCTGGGCAATTTGCGCTTTCGTAGCGTTAGCGGTGTTTTCCATAGCCAAAGCCAAAAGTTTCTGTGACTTGGTGTCTTCGATTGCGGCTTTAGATGCTTCTTCAAGTTGTTGCGTAATGATGCGAAGTGAGAAACCAACACCAATGGCTGCGAATGCGCCGGTGATTGCTTTAGAAACAGATTGAGCGCGCTTGTTCATCTGTGTAAGTTGTGATTGTGCGCCCTTAGTAGCAGCTGTTAGGTTCTTGAACTCTCCAAGAATCTCAACTCCGAGTACTAAACTCATTCTGCTACCTCATTCATTTCATTCCAAACGCTTATAAACGCCTGGTATTCGGTGAAAGTCAAAGCCCGGTATTGTTCAGGTGACATCTTCGTCAACAAACAGAACCGCGCCATCCTTTCGGCTTGTTTCTTCTTTACGCTTTTGGGTCTGCGTCAGCTGCCTTAAATAGTTCTAAGGCTTCGCTGAAAGTGACCTTTCCAGCATCTTCCATTTTGTAATTAGAATCAATGCGCTTCTTAGCAACCCAGATGATTGCTTTTAGTGCTTTGCCCTTTAGTTTACCAACGCCCATAAGTTCATCCAATGGAGTACCGGATAGGTTTTCAATGGTTTCAACTTCGTCAAGTGTCAGTGTGCTTAAAAAGTCTTCGTTCATTCTTCTGTGCCTTTCGTGGAGTTAAACGCTATAAGTGTATCAATAGTACGGTAGTAGTTCTTATAAACTTCGTCGCGTGTAATTCCAAGAGCCTTTATGAAAAAGGGTTGTGGTTTGATGTTGCGTTTGAACCAGCCCCAGTGAATAGGGTTGGCATAAGGTACTTTGCCGTTATTACCGGCTGAAACAGAAACCCTTGTTAGTGCTTTAGAAACTCTGATTGTGTTTCTTAGGGAACCTGTGCGAACCGGCACCAAGTTACGGGCTTCTCGGGCAACAATTTCACCGGCTTGTGAGCCAGCTGCTTTGATTTCCGAATCAGGTACACCAATAGCCTGTAAAGCCTTGATGCTTGCCTTGTAGCCTTTTACCTTGATGCCGGTTGCGTTAGACATTCTTACGCGGTTGTGTCGATTGTCACGCCGTAGAAGATGTCTGATGCAGGTGTGTGTGGAGTGTTCTTAACGGTTAGTGTCACGCTGAACTTTGAGATTTCGTTTGAAGTCAAAGATAGCGGTGGCAACTGGTCGAAAACAACAGTTCCGGTGTAGTGCGGCTGATCTGCAGACGCGGTTGCGTTACCGTTTGGTGCGATGGTGAACGCTACTTCTGAACCGAAGTTGTCCCATAGAACACGGTAAAGACTGGTGTCTTCGCCTGAAGTGATTCCGTCTAGTTGAAGTGACCACTGACCACCAACGCGTACTTCGCAGAATGTCTGAACATCGCCCGGGGCATCGTCCAGGGTAAGTTCTACCATGTTTGCGTCGCATGCGTAGTCGGTTGTGCCGATTTTGAAGACAATGTTAGTTGCCTTGATGCGTGTTGAAGCTGCCATTACGGGCGACCTTTCTAAATTGTTATTGCTAGTTGAGCGTAAATGTTTACCGATAGGTATTCGGCGTTATTTGTTTGCAAGTTGTACGGCTGGTTTACAGATGTCAAACGCGCATAGGTCAACGGCTCAAGAGCCAATAAGACATCTTCGATTAGTTGATCTAGATTTTCAGTTGCTTTTTTGTTTGTAGCAGTTGAAGCAACTAAAACTAATTCAAGTCCGAGAGTGTACTCTCCGAACTCGGCGGTCTGAATGTATGGTGATGCAGCGTTCAAAATAACAATTGGCGGCGTGATTCGTTCTGGAACATATTCCAAAACATTTAAACCAGCAGCTTCTAGATCAGTTTTGAACTGAACCTTTGCGTCATTTATTTCGCTCATACACCATAACCTGTGTACGGCATCAGCAACGGGTAAACCGCGTTCATCGGGTCTTTAGCCACGCGAACCGGCGCACCGTCCATGCTTGCAAACTGGGCAACACCATTAGGCGCAGAACGGCGGTGAAACAGTTCTGACGCGCAAATAAGAATTGACTGCTCGTGAATATCATTAGGTACGGTGTCAATGTCACCGATGTAACGACCCACGTGCGCGTTTGCAGCATCTAGGCAAGACTCAAGAAAATCACTTAGATCATCAGTACCGACATAGTCAGCAAGTTCTTGCAAAGTTACAGCAGCCAATTCTTATTTCCTAACTTATTTACGCAGCAGTTACGTCTAGTTTAACGATAGCGCCCTCGAAAGGAACGGTGAATGCAGCGTAACCGTAAACTGAAATGTCATCAGTTAGGGTTGTGATGTCGCCTGATGTTAGACGTACAGGTGAACCTGCAGACTCAAGAGTCTGAACGGCTGCACTGTTAGCCATGTAAACAACACCAGTTGCTAGTGCTGGGTCAACGATGATTGGTAGACCTAGTAGTGAGCCACGTAGACCTGCAACGTTTGATGAACCAACGTTGTTTACGCCTGCGCCGTCAGCAAGAACTACTGGACGACCATCTGAACCTGCAACGGTTACGATCTTCACGTAAGCGTCTGGTGCAGCAATGATGAACTCTGGGGTTAGACCAGTTTGTGCCTGGATGTAAGCAGCACCGTTAGCAACACCCTCGATAAGTGAAGCGGCAGTTCCACCGTCAGCATCGAAGATCTTGTTAGTCCAAGTTAGAGCAGCCAACTTAGCAACCAACGCTGCGTTAGTAGCCTTAGCGTACTGGATGGTTAGAGCGCGGAATGCGGTGTCTAGGTAGTTCACGCTTGAACGCTCAATGGTCTGGCGTGAGAATGAAGTGTATCCACCGTAAGTTACTACGTTTGCAGAAGTTGTGTCGATTGACAAGTTTCCGAAAGATAGTGCTTCGTTTTCTGGGTCTTGAACGCCCACTGCGAGAGTGTTTGTTGAAACCTGTGCATACTCTACGGTTAGACCTGCAGATGGCAGTGCGCCGCGTGAGAATGCTGAAACGGTTGGACGGTTGTTCACGATTAGGTTGTCGATGTAGCCCAACCAGCCTGGTAGAGCAACGGTGTCTGCAGATGTGCTTGCTGCACGAACCGCTAGTTCCTTTGCGTCTGCATCGCCTGATGCTAGAGCCTTTACGAATTCACCCTGTGAGCGGAACTTGGTGTCTGCTGCTGGTGCTGTTGCAACGGTCATTCCTGCCTCTACAACGCGGCGCAGTTCTGCAACCTCGTCAAGAGCGGTACGAACGTCAAGTTCAATCTAAGAAAGGTCGCCAGCATGGCAGCTTCAACACGCATCAAGGCAAATAACATTGTCTTCAAAATCGGATCAACCGACTACGCATGCGACGCAAACATGGTAGAACTTACCCTGGACGATGCCCCTGGCGACGTTCAAACATTCTGCGAAGTACGCGTCGGTGGTCAGTGGACACTACACCTAGAAGGTGTGACATCAGGCGAAGACACTTCTCTATACCGCATCCTTTGGGATAACTTCGGTTCAGAAGTAGCATTCACCATCGCACCAAACGGCAACGCGACAGCATCAACAGACCAGCCACACTACACTGGTACCGTTGTATTTGACCAGTTGCCACCGCTATCACTAACAAGCAACGAGATCACAAAGTTTGCTATTGACCTAACCGTCAAGAACACTCCGCATACTCCTGCATCAGACATTTTCTACGGTGTGACAATCGACACCACCGCTTAGTAATGTCTAACGCGTCTGGCATCAAAGTCAAAGGCTATAAATCCGCCATCAAGTCATTACAGGCTATAGGTGTTCCGGATGCCGAGATCAAGGCCGCTGGTTCACAAGCCGGTGACATTGTTGCTCGCGAAGCCCGAACTTTGGTGCCAGTACGCACAGGTGCACTAAGAAACTCTATTCGTGTTTCTAAAGCACTTTCAAAAGTATCTGTATCCGCTGGTAATAACGGCAAAGTACAATACGCTAACCCAATCCACTGGGGTTGGTTCAAACGCAATATAAAACCACAACCGTTCTTTATCAAGGCTCTAGGCACAACTAGGGACGAAGTTTACAGGAACTACTACCGGACAGTTGATACACTTATAGCATTCAACTCCACGAAAGGCACAGATGAATAGCAACTTTTTTGAGTCACTGACTCTTGACGAAGTAGAAACGATTGAAAACTTGTCAGGCATCCCAATGGATGAACTGATGGGTGCAGGAAAACTAAAAGGCAAAGCGCTGAAGTCAATTCTTTGGGTTGCTAAAAAACGAGTTGATCCTAATTTCAAAATGGAAGATGCTGGTAAAATCAAATTCAGCGAGGCTTTAGAGATTTTTAAGGAAACACAAGAAGACCCAAAAGGTTAGAGAAGCAAGCGGAACGTTTGGCGCAGTTCTGCTTGATTACAAAGATGTCACCTTCTGATTACAGGGCATTAACTGTAAGGGAATATATGGCATTTATTAAAGTTTGGAATGAGATGAACGAGGTAAGTCAATGAGTTTAGTCCTGAATGTTGAAATTCTTGGCGAATTCAAGAACCTCACCGCTGCGACTAAGGGCGCACAATCGCAACTAACTGCGATGAATAAGAAAGCCCAATCTGTTTCAAGGTCTATTGGTGCAGCGTTCGCGGCTATCGGTTTAACTATTTCATTCCGCGCTATTGCTAACGAACTAGAGGAAGCATCCAAGGCTGCAGTTTTAGATACTAAAAGCCAAAAGACTCTTGCCCTTGCTATGAAGAACACTGGTAAGGCTAACGAATCTAACATTGCTCAAGCCGAAGACAACATCAGAACCATGATGATGCAGGCTGGTATTGCAGATGATGAATTGCGCCCAGCATTCCAGAAACTATTTCTTGCTACAGGCGACGTTGGTGAAGCCACCCGTTTGCTTGGCATTGCTATGGATACTTCTGCGGGTACAGGTAAGAGCCTAGACTCTGTTAGCCAGGCCATGGCTAAAAGCCTTGCTGGTAGCGATGGCGCTTTGGCTAAACTTGTTCCTAGCGTTAAGGGCTCAAAGACCCCAATTGAAGACATGGGTAAGGCTTTCGCTGGTGCTGCCACTGAAGCCGCAAAGTCTGATCCTTACCAATCCTTAAATGTTATTTTTGGCGAAATGCAAGAGCAAATCGGCATGGCTTTGATGCCTAAGTTGCTTGAGTTTTCTACCTGGTTGCAAACCAAAGAAGGACAGGAAAAACTTCAGGGCATCGTTGATCTTATTGTTGACATTATTACTAAGTTCGGTGAACTTGTTGGATACATTGTTGAAAACAAAGATTGGCTAGTGCCTATGATTGCGGCTATAGGTGGATTAGCAATCGTCTGGCAGGGTGTCACTACTGCAATTGGTATTGCTAAAACTGCACAGAAACTATTTGGTGATGACGCTATAGTCCAAGCAGGTCGCGCGATGGGTGCATGGGCACCTTTGGCGGCTTTGCTAGGTATTGCAGCGGTTTCTAACTGGGCAGGTGAAACACTACAAACAAGCAGCCCAACAAGTAAAAAGACTATCGGCAGCGCTTTTAGCATTAACAGCACTGCTAAACCTTCGGCTGGTGGCAGCAACATGAGTTTCACAGCACCAAAGTCAACCGCTAAAACTACAACCGTAAACGTAAACGTCAAAACAATTAACGACGCTAAGACAACTATCAAGTCATTGTCACAGTTTGAAAAGTCAACCGGACTAACACTAGGTCAGGCGCTTAGAAATTGATCAGCGACTTCAACATAGCCACAGACCTAAAGGTCGAACTTTACTTACCGGACGAAGCCAGTGACCTATTCATTCTCGGTGTTAGCCTTCTTGGTGGCAGTGATGTCTTGGCTGGAATTGGTCAGTTTATTATTGGTGTTTCTGATTTGGGCGGCACAGATGTCCTAAGCGATGGCACTGCAGGCTTTGGGTTTACTTGGCAACCTATTGAAGCGGAAACTGTTGGCGCAGACTTATCCCTTGGTGGCTCTATCCAATCGAACTTGTTCTTCCAACCAGAACCAGCGACAGCCGATTTGCAATTGCAGTCTTGGACTTTTGACCCTAACAATAACAGTGCAGTTCGTCCTGGTACTCTTGTCCGTGTTCGCTTGGATGATGGTGTTGTTGAACACACGCTTTTTTCTGGGTTTATTGACACAGTGAACGTGACTTATTACCCTGGTGCTACACAGCCGAATCTTATTTCAATCAAAGCATTCGACTTCTATAAGCGTCTTGTAAATACTCGCATCGTTGATTTTGATACCACAGGGTTGCCTGCCGGGTATGCAACACCTAACGAAGTGTTGGAAATTGTGGCAGATAACGCAGGCATTGTTATCGCTGCCGAATCTGATGTTTTGGACGGTAAGTTGCCACTTGAGCAGAAATCTAACCAGGCTTCTTCTGGTTTCATCAACGACGCTGTACAGGTTGGTTTAGGTTTCACTTGGATAGACCCGGAGTCTTCTGATCTTGTTGTGAAGGCACGTCCGTCTATTGTAACTACACCGCCAGAAGGCACTTACACTGTGGGCAATAACCACGGCGACGCTTATCACCTTTGCATGTCAGACATTGCTGTCGTTGCAGATATTGACGCTGTAGCCAATAGCCTTTACTTGGACTTGAGTTCTGACGACACTGTAAATGTTACTTTGGAAAATCAGGACAGCATTGACCTGTATGGTTACAGTTCACGTAACGAATCAATTAACACCACAGACTTGACAGAACTAACCCGTTGGGGTAATGCTGTTTTTGCACAGTCACCGGCTAAACTTGTTTCACAAGTTGAAACCCCTTCGATTGATCGTTCGGGTACTTTGACCGAAGCGGCAGCATTTAAACCGGGCACTTTGGTTGGTGTTGATTACAGCACTGACAACATCACTATCAACGACTTCTACACAATCGTCCGCGTCAGTCATTCTATTGACGTAAATAACTGGTACACTACCCTAGAACTCTGGAAGGAATTCTAATGGCATATAAGGTCTTCGCTAACGGTTACCCGTTACAGGCAAGCGAACTTAATAACTATCTGATGAATCAGTCTGTTATTGTTTTTGCATCTTCAACTGCACGTTCTTCGGCGTTGACTACACCAACCGAGGGTATGATCACATACTTGGAAGACACTAACACTGTTGAGGTTTACAACGGTTCTGCGTGGGTTCCTGTTGGTCAAGATGCTTCTGTTGCGTCGGGTATTATCACAACTTCTGTGAATGACAAGTCTGCTAACTATTCAATCGTTGCTGGGGATGCTAACGAGTTTATTCGCTCTACCGGATCTGCTATCACTATCACCATTGACAACGTGCTAAGCGTGGGTCAATCAGTGCAGTTCATTCAGGCTGGGTCAGGGCAGATTACTTTTGCTGCTGGTTCTGGTGTGACTTTGTCTAGTGCCGACGGTAACCTAAAGACTGCTAAACAGTATGCCGGCGCTACTGTCGTTTGCGGCGCGAGTGGGGTTTACTACCTAATCGGTAACCTGGGGGCTTAATATGTTGATCCCTATTGGTTTTCTAGGGGGCGGTGCAGCAGCAGGTTCTTATGAACTTATTAGCACTGCTTACGGCACAGGTTCAAGCGGAACAATATCATTCACTTCTATTCCTAGCACTTACAAACACCTTCAAGTTCGTGGAGTAGGTAGGCAGAATACTAATGGCGAACAAACAGACGTTGGTGTGCGATTTAATGGAAGTTACGCAAGTTTGTACGCTAGACACCGACTTTATGGAAATGGTTCTGCTGTGGCTTCTCAAGCAACCACTAGCACTGAATCCATTCTTCTAAGCGAAGCTATTGCTTCTTATAGCGCAACAGCAAATGTTGGTTGGCCAGTCATAATTGATGTTCTTGATTATGCAAATTCGACCAAAAATAAAACCATAAGAGCGATACATGGTGGTAGAGATAATGTTAGTGCAATTATTAATTTCTCAAGTGGATTTTTTAATGATACTTCTGTTGTAAGTTCAATTCAATTATTTCTTAGTGGCGGTAATTACACAACTACTAGCCGTTTCAGTCTTTATGGAATCAAGGGGTAATCATGCCAACACCTACTTACACGCCTTTGGCTAACATCACACTTGGTTCATCAGCTGCATCGGTGTCGTTTTCTAGCATCAGTCAGGCTTACCGGGACTTAGTGCTTGTAATGGATGCTAAATCTGCATCTGTTAGAACAGCAACACTTACCCGTTTCAATGGAGATACTGGCAGTAATTATTCTCATGTCAGCGCAGAAGGTGATGGTTCATCAACTAATTCTGGGTCTGGAACTGGAACTTTTTTGTGGCTAGATAAGATTAACTTGCTGACTTCAACTCAAAGCCAGTTGACTACTTTTTCAATTATGGATTATTCGGCAACTGATAAGCATAAGACGGCTTTGTTTAGGTCAAACAATTCAAGTCTTGGAACTGAGATGCTTGCAGGGCGTTGGGCTTCAACTTCGGCGGTTTCTACAATTCTTCTTTACGGTTCTGGCGGTGTAAGTTTTGCGGCTGGTTCTTCTTTTGCTCTTTATGGAATTGCGGCTTAAATGACTATGACTTTGGTAAGCACCGTAACCGTTGGTTCTGGTGGTGCAGCGAGCATTGAGTTCACTTCAATTCCACAAACAGGAACAGACCTTATTCTTGTATTTAGTGGCAGGGCAGACTCATCAGCAACAGGTGGATGGGAATTACAATTTAACAACAATACAGGCAGTGTTTATTCACAACGCAGATTGTTAGGCACAGGCTCTGCTGCTTCGTCTGAAACCAAGGCAGACACAGCGTTTCAAATCTATGTAAACGCTTCAACCTATACTGCTAACACTTTTGGTTCGGGTCAGGCATATATTCCAAACTACACGGGCAGCACCAATAAATCTGTTTCAATGGAATACCTAAACGAAAACAATGCAACAGAAGCAAGGGCAGTTATTGATGCTGGTCTATTCTCATCTACTTCAGCAATTACATCTATAAAGTTGTTCAAGCCTGGCGTTAATTTTGTGCAATACAGCACCGCTTCTCTTTACACAATTACTAAGGGTTCTGGCGGCGCAACCGTCAGTTAATACGAAAGGCAAATATGTCAGAAACACTAACCAAAATTGTTGTGGACTGCTCAACCGGTGAACAAACCGAAGTTGAACTATCCGCAGAAGAAATCGCACAGCGCGAACTAGACGCAGCAGCCTACGCAGAAGCGCAAGCAACCGCCGAAGCAGAAGCCGCAGCAGTAGCCAAAGCAAAAGCATCAGCCGAAGCAAAGTTGTCTGCACTAGGTCTAACCGCTGACGAAATCGCTGCACTAAAGGCATAACATGACAGACCCGAAACCAACCCAATCAGATCTACTCATGCGCATAGTCGAAGACATTGCTGAAATAAAAGCAACCGTAAAAAACTATGCCGAGTTAGAACGACGTGTTCGTAAAATCGAAGCGTACGCGATGCTGTTTGGAATTGTTTCGGCAGCCATGACTGCAACAATAATCGCACTAATTAACAAAGCAATCGGGGCATAAATGTATTACTCATTCCTAAAAGGTGAAGGCAAGGAACGACGCGACGAACTGGGCAACTTTGCCAGTTACCGTAAACAGCCGCACCGCGGATCTGACTGGGGTTTCAAGAACGGTTCTGAAGGTAAGCCTGTTTATGCTGTTGCCGCCGGTGTTGTGCATGACGTATTTTGGACTGACGCACTAGGCCACTGTGTAACTGTAAAAAACGATCACGATGATGTGTTTGTTTTAGTGGCTCACTTGCAAGAAAAGTCAACCTGCAAAAAAGGCGACAAGGTAACTAACGACAGTGTCATCGGCAAGATTGGCAACACCGGTTCTGCATCAGTAGGCGCACATCTACACGCTGCAGCATCAAAATCACCTAAACCACACCTAGCATCATTTCCGGCACTGCTAGACCTGTTCAAACTAATCGACGCCGACAAGGCTATTCGTGACGCTGCAAAGCCAAAGGTTGAAAAACCTGCCACGCCGAAAACTAAAGCACCTGCAAAGAAGAAGAGCGTAAAGTGAAACTATGGTCAAAAGTCCCAAAGCGTTTGAAAAGAGTTGCGGCTCTATCACTTGGCGCTGGCTTGTCTTCTATGGGTGTTGGCAACCTACCTATGTTCAGTATGGGCGCACTGGAGTCAGTTTTGTTTGGGGCATCCGTCGCTATCGTAGGCTTGGTTATGGGACTATCGTTCACTTACGCTGGGAAAGGCGAAGTAGACGATAAAGCATTTGACTCGCACATTAATGCGACAATAGAATCTGTTCAGTCCAAAAATAAAAAGGACTAAGACCGAACCCCTGGCTTTGAGGCGCTAGGGGTTTTGTCATTCTTGGTCACTAAAATGTGACTATGACAATCACGGAACATATCAGAATCACAGACTCAATTGAATCACTAGGCAAAGCCAAGTTTATTGGCTCATTTGAATCAGAATCACCAGAATGGCATGCTGCTCGCGCCGGGGTTGGCGGTTCTGACATTGGCGTAATCTTCGGCAAATCACAATTCAAGAGCCCTTACACGCTTTGGGCTGAAAAGTCAAATCTGCTACCAGACAACGACAGCACAATTCCAATGCGACTAGGCACAGCGCTTGAGCCTGCTATTCGCGAGTTCTTTGCAGCTGAAAACAAAGACTGGCTGACCGTTCACGAAACAGGTACCTGGCAATCAACCGAGTTTGAATGGATGAAAGCCAACCCAGACGGAATCATCGAATGGGCTGATGGTTCGCTCGGCGTGTTGGAGATCAAACACTCGGCAACTTATGTTTCTGAAATCCCAGAATCGTGGAAATTACAGGTTCTTTGGTACTTATACGTGCTGGGTCTAAAGCGTGGAGTAGTCTGTGCGGTCATAGGAGGCCGCTACACCGAGTTTGAGGTGCTTTGGGATGAATCCCTTGTCGATGAAATTGTAGACGTTTCTGGGGCATTCTACGGCCTTGTCGAATCTGGCACTGCGCCTGATTGGGACGGTTCAAACTCAACATACGAAACCGTTAGGGAACTATCCGAAGGACTCACCGAAGGCGAAGTTGAACTAGGTGACTTCTATGTTGACCTGATAGCAGCTAAAGTAATCTTTGAGGAAGCAGAAAAGAACTTCAATGCCAAAAAGTCAGTAGTATTGGCTTACCTCAACGGCACCAAAACTGGGCTATACCTAGGCGACAAAGTAATCTCATTACAGGCTCGCAACGGTAAGCCTTTTATCACATTTAAATAGCAGAAAACCCCTAAAGCCGGGGTTCTCTAGGTCAATTACAATAAAAGACCGCTCACAGAAAAGGATACAACAAAATGGGTTTCTTAGACAATTACGAACCAGTAGCAGACCGAATTACAAAGTTTTGGAAGACATGGCCTAACGGGCGCATCCTAACCGAAATCAAACTAATCAATGAAACCGAAGTCGTTGTCCAGGCAAGTATCTTCACAGACCGCGAAGACGTTAGACCTGCAGCTGTTGATTGGGCGCACGAAACACGCGGCTCGAGCAACATCAACCGGGCATCATTTTTAGAAAACTGCAGCACATCAGCAATCGGCCGAGGCCTAGCAACACTTGGCCTAAGCGCATCAAAAAACAGGGCTTCACGCGAAGAGATGATCAAAGCAACACGCGACTCACGCAACTACCTACTAGAAGCACAAGAAGCACACGAAAACAAAGACATCGAAACACTACGCACAATCTACGCAGCAGCAGTAAAGTCACAAGTTGATAACGAAACACTCAAAGCAATCAAAGACTTCGCTGAAGAACTGAAAGCCAAGTAAAGTGAAAGGGGTCTACCCCACAGAAAAGGTAGACCCCGAGGCTTCATTGCCTCACCGCCACCACAAGGGCGGAAATATCAGTATACACACAGAAGGGCACAGAATGAGCGTAGAAGCCATAAGCGCCGTATTGCATCATTCAGTAGCATCAGGCACCGCAAGAGCCGTGTTGACCGCCATAGCCTGGCACATAGGCGAATACCCAGAAGAAGGCTGCTACCCCAGCCAAAAACGCTTAGCCGAACTATCAGGATGCTCAAAGCGACAAGTCCAACGCGCTTTAGAAAAACTGCAAGAACTAGAAGAAATACAAATCGCATCACACGACGGCAACGGATACAGGCCAGACCGCATCACTAACCGCTACTGGTTGACCTTAGACTGCCCCGAAGTAATCTGCTTCGGAGCCCGATGGCTAGGCAGCGACAAAGTAGTGTTTAAGTCGGTTCATCATCATGGCAAAGAAACCATGCTAAACGAACTACACAAAATCATGAACCAAGCCGACGTCCTAATCGGCTGGAACTCCGCAGCATTCGACTCCAAACACATCAAACGCGAATTCATCGAAAACGGCTACCAACCACCAAGCCCCTGGAAAGAACTAGACCTAATGCGAGTCGTCAGGTCACAATTCAAATTCCCCAGCAACAAACTAGACTACGTAGCCCAAAAACTAGGCGTAGGCGCAAAAGTGCAACACTCCGGCTTTCAACTCTGGCTCGACTGTATGGCTGGTAGTAACAAAGCCTGGGCAGAAATGAAAGAATATCAAATCCAAGACGTAAACCTACTAGTAGACCTATACGCCATACTCCTACCCTGGATAACCAACCACCCACACGTAGCAGCATCAGAAGGCAACCTAGACGGATGCAAAAACTGCGGATCAACACACATAGTCAAAGCAGGCAAAAAATACCTAAACGGCGGCGCATACCAACGTCATCAATGCTCAAACTGCGGAACCTACCTAACAGGCGCAAAACTACTAGGCGCAATCTATAAATAACAATTAGATAACGTCTAATTATTGTTTAACCACACAAACAATAACAAGCACTAAACTTAAACCACACACAGAAAGGCAACACAATGAAAAACTGGGAAGCACCACTAATCGTCCTAACACTAGGCACAATCGGATCACTAATCGTCGGCGAATACGCAGCCATCATCCTATGGACAGGCATCGCACTACTAGGCTACGCACTAAACAAAAGCGCAAACTAATGTGCAACATAAACCAAACAGAAAACTGCCACCAAGCAGCCGAAGCAGAACGTGAACTAATCACAGAACTACTACAAACACTGCTAAACAACAACAAACAAAAACTAACAACCACAACCGGAGAAGCACGCTCAATCCGACTAACAGGCACCATCATCGGACTAGAAGACGCAATCCACCTAATCGAAAGCCTAAACCAATGAACGAATGCTACTGCGACTACTGCAACCACGGCGACATGCCAATAGACGACGAAATGACCCTAGAAATGCGCCTAGACATAGCCGAAGCCGCACTAAGCGGAATCAGACAACACCTATGGAAACTAGACCACAAACTCACAGACCTACACGACTGGGCAAAACGCACAGACCGCCTAATGCTAGACCAAATGAAACGCGACGTCGAAAGACTAAAAAATGAAAGCAACTAACATAGAACAAGCCCGCGCAGAAATACTATCCGCACTAGGACTACTAATGGACAGAAACCTAGACTGGTCAGCAGACTTCAACAACCTCAAACCAATACTCTGCGTCATACTCCACGACAACCTAGTCAACGCCAAACCAAACAAAAACGTAATAGCACTAGCAGAACGCATAGTAGACACCCATGGCTGAATGGCACCAATCCAAAGAATGGGCAGCTGCAAGATCGTATGCGAAGACTGTGTTAGAGCCTATCTGCGCAATCTGCAACAAAGACCTAGAAGGCAACGACTGGACAATCGACCACATCATCCCACAAGACCCACCAAACCACGACATACACAACCTACAATCAATGTGTAGAGCGTGCAACGGTAGAAAGCAAGACCGCACCTATGTCAGAACAACATGGCGAAACCCCCGCTTCAAATAGGGGGTGGGGTAAAAACGGTAGGGGTGCCCTCACCAGGGTGTCTACTATGC